ATAGATAGTACGTATTATGGTTGAAAATTGTATCTACGAAAAATAAAATCAAACAAAAAAAATAAAAAAATAAAAAATATTTTGCTTTTTTAAAAAATAAGGTAAAATAGTAATATAAAAAACAAAAGGAGTTATATCTAAATGGCTATCAACAGAAAAGAAGCTTTTAAGGATGCTTTAGCAGAACTTAATAAAAATATTAAATCAATTAATATTGGACTATTACCTGATTTGAAAGAAGTAGATGTTCAAACAGTAAGTACAGGATCTCTAATTCTTGATAATATTCTAGGTGGTGGTGTTGCAAAAGGACGTATCATTGAAATTTATGGATCTGAAGCATCTGGTAAAACCTCTATTGCTTTAACAATGGCTGGTAATATTCAAAAAGAAGGTGGGAATGTTGTATTCCTAGATGTTGAACAAGCATTTGACCCTAGATATGCTAGACGTTTAGGTGTTGATACTGATAATTTAGCAATTTCTCAACCTATCATTGCAGAACAATGTTTAAAAATTGTAAATGATTTATGTGCTTCAGGTACAGTTGACATGATTGTTGTGGATTCAGTTGCTTCAATGGTACCTCGTGCTGAATATGAACAAGATGATTTTGAAAAAGCAACAATTGGGTTAGTCGCAAGATTAATGAGTAAGGCATTGAAACAAATTGCTGCAAATGCTCATAAAAATCAATGTACTGTTGTTTTCTTAAACCAAACAAGGGCAAATGTCGGGGTAATGTATGGGCCTTCAACAACAACATCAGGTGGTAATGCTTTGAAATTCTATGCTTCACAAAGAATTGAAGTTAAAAGAAAAGGTAAAGTAGAAGAAGATGGAGATGTTATTGGAAATGAAGTCTTCTTAAAAGTAATTAAAAATAAAATTGCACCTCCTTTTGGTGAAGGTTTGACAGTTTTAACTTACAAAAAAGGTATTAATAAAGCTGCTGAATTGTTAGTATTAGGAGAACAATTGGGTATTATTACTAAAAAAGGTAGAACTTATTATTGTCCTGATTCTGATATGTTAGATATGACAGGTAATTTGTCAAGAGTTGAGGGCGAAATTAAAATTGGTGTAAACCCTAAACCTGTCCTTAAAGAAATTGAAGAAAATAAGAATTTATACAATTATCTTGCTAATTTGATTATTGAATCATTAAATTCTAAAAACGGATTTTTAGATGATAGTGATACAGAAAATTCACTTGATTCAGAACAAACACAAGAATTGGAGAATTAAAATAAATGAAAATTAATAAAATCAAAGGTATTGCTTTAACTGCTGCGACGGCCTTGTTACTTGTTGGATGTGCTACTAATAACAACACAAAAACAACAACAGGAGACCCAAAAACAGAACAGAATAAATCAATTGCAGAAGTTGGTAAATATTCAAATGTTAAAAATAGTACATTCTTGATTAAAGATGGAAAAGTTGTTGAAAATAAAGACACATCAGACAACACTAATATTATTGATTGGTATATTGACCCTTATTGCCCATCATGTACTAAATTAGAAACTATTATGTCACCTAAACTAGAGGAACTTTCAAGTAAAATGACTATTCGTTATCATACTATGAATTTCTTGTCTCCTCAATCAGTAGATGATTATTCAACTAGAGCATCTGCTTTCTTACTTGCTTCTGCTGAAAAAGCTCCAGAAGTAACATTAGAATTTATTAAGAAATTAATGAATGATGATTTCAGACCTCATGTTGCTAAAGAAGGTGAAGATAAGAGTGTTGCTAAGAAATCAGATGAACAAATTAAAGCATTATTCTTGTCTGTAAAAGGAACAGAAGAACAATGGAATGAAATGCTTACAATTAAAGATGATTTAATGGAAATGGTTCGTAAATCAACTGCTGAAGCATTTAACAGTAAAGAACTTGCTGATAAAACTGTTAATGGTAGACTATCTGTACCACTTGTAATTATTGGTAAATCAGAAAAAGCAATTGACTTTACAGAAGCAACAGATGCTGAATCTCATTTCATGGATAGTGTTGATAAATACTTAGAAAAAGTTAAAAAAGAAACTGAAAAGAAAGATGAATCTGTACCATCTTCAAGTGATGAAAAGAAAGATGAATCTAAAAAAGAAGAAACTAAATCAGATAAAAGTGCTTCTTAAAAATTAATAAAAAAAATTACAGAAATAAAAAATCTGTAATTTTTTTAGGTAAAATATAAATAACAAAAATAGAAGAGGTTTTAAAATGGAAAATATTATTGTAGGAGCTGGTTTAACTGGTAGTTACATTGCATCCCAGCTTGCAGAAAAAGGCGAAAAAGTTAGAATTATCGAAAAACGTTCTCATATTGCCGGGAATTTATATGACAAGATAGATAAAGAAACTGGTACTTTATATCATGTATATGGACCTCATATTTTCCATACAGATGAACAATGGGTATGGGATTTTGTTAATAAGTATGCCACATTCATTCCATTCTTACTAAAAAATAGAATTTACTTTAAAAATATTAAAAGATTTGTAGATTTCCCATTTAATTATAAAACTATTAATTATTTTTATAACAAGGAAAATGCTAAAAAATTAATTGATTTATTTGAGAAAAAATATCCAAATCAATTACGAGTTAATATTCCTGAAATGCTAAATAGTGATGAACCCCTAATCAAAGAGTTTGCTGAAATTCTTTGGGAAAATGACTATAAATTATATACTGCAAAACAATGGGGTATTCCTGTTGATACTGTAGACCCAAGTGTATTAAAAAGAGTTCCATTCTTTTTATATGAACAAGAATTTACTTTTACAGATAAATACCAAGGTTTACCTAAAGGTGGATATACAAAATTCATTGAAAATATGTTAAATCATTCTAACATTACAATTGAATTAAATAAAAATGCCTTAGATTATTTGGAAATTAAAGATAATAAAGTATTCTATGAAGGTAAACAAGTTAGGCTTTTCTTCTCTGGTGCTATTGATGAACTATTTAACTATAAATTTGGAGATTTGGGATATAGAAGTTTATCATTTGAATTTTCTAAACAACCTCATAATCATACTGAAATTGGAGATCCATGTGTTACTGTATTCCCAGAGGAAAAATACCCATTTACAAGAGTTGCAAATTATGGACAATTACCAATTCAAAATGATTTGGCATTTGACCTTATTGGATATGAATATTCATCTAAATTCTCAAAAAATGATAATCAAACAGACAGATTTTACCCTATTTCAACTGTTGAAGACAAAGAAATTTATGCTAAATATTTAGAAGAGGCAAATAAAATTGAGGGTCTCAAAATGGTTGGAAGGTTAGGTCAATACAAATATTATGATATGGATAAAGCATTAATTGCTGCAAGAAATATTTTAGAAGAGGTATAAATGGTTTTATCTTATAATAGAAACGAAATTGAAAGAGATTTATTAAAGTCTCTAGTTATTCAGCCTAACGTTCATTCTGTTATATCTCAAAATTTAAGCTCTGAAGACTTTTCAAATCCTTTATATAAAGATTTATTTAAAGCAATAGGTGAAATTGTAACAATCAATAAAGATGGACACCAATTAGAAGATCCTAAACCTATTTCAGCAATAGAATTATTTTCAAAATTAAATTCAATGGGTACAAATTTTACCCCTAATGATGTATTAATTTTTAATGAGGAACCTCCATTAGATTCACCTATTGTTTTAGCTGATACTCTTCGTAAAATGAGTGTAGAAGATGATTTCATTAAATCAATAAATAATGTTAATAATTTATTAAAAAATGACCCTAATACTCTATCTGTTATTGGTTCATTAAAAAATGATTTGGAAAAATATTCTTCTAGGTTAGTTGTTAATAATGAAAAAACTTGGGAAGAAGAACTAGATGAATTTTTTGAAGAATGTGAAGTAATTAATGAGGATGAAGATCCAAACTTATTACCAACTCCATATAAATCATTAAATCAATATATTAATGGGGGGTTTAAGCCTGGGCAATTAATTACTATTGGTGCCAGGCCTGGTGTTGGTAAAACTGTTGTAGCAACAAACTGTGCTGCTCAAGCTTGTGCTGAAGGTAAAAAAGTTTTATTATTCTCTTTAGAAATGAGTAAAAAAGAAATGATGAAACGTTTAGCTGCTTGTCATGGAAATTTACAATTGAAATATTTCACTGCTCAAGAAAAAAATGCTGAAATAAGAGCAAGAATCCAACAAGTAAAAGAAGATATGTCCAAATGGGATATAGACATAAGAGATGATTCAGATATTTCTATGGAATTTATCCGAGCAGTTGCTCAACAAAAGGAAATGACTGGTGGAGTTGATTTAGTTATAATTGATTATTTACAATTAATTTCTACTAAAGGTTTATACACAAAAAATAGACAAGAAGCAGTAGCTGAAATTTCCAGGTCATGTAAAAATCTGGCAAGACAATTAAATGCACCAGTTATGATTTTAGTTCAAGTTAATAGAGAAACAAAAGGTGAAGATGAAAATAAATTACCTTCTATGGCGGACATTCGTGAATCAGGTGCTATTGCTGCCGATTCAGATATTGTTTTAATCCTACATAGAAAACCTCGTGATGATTCTTCTGACCCTAGAGCATTATTCATTCTTGATAAAAACAGAGCAGGTCAAGCGGGTAAAATGTTCAATATGAGATGTATGTTAGAAAGAAATATTTTTCAAGATCTTATTAATGACGATAATGGAAACGAAATTCCATCTGTTGAACAAATAGAAAATGGTGGATGGGCACAAGAACAAGATATATCTTCTAATGATGATTTTTCATTAGATGAATATGATGATGATGATTTATTTGGAGATATGTAATGAAGAAAAAGAAAGAAATTAATAATAGTTTAATAAAGGCACCAGAAAAAGAGAATAGCTCAGAATGGCTAAAAGACTTTTTGAAATTACCCACAATCTGGTATAATTTACCTTATTTATCTTCTTGTGTAATTACAACTGAAGCTATAAACCCTGATAAATCATTAGCTATATTTAATCATAGAATAAAAGGTTTTTATAAAAAATATGTTGAATCAGGAGAATTAACAGAAAAAGAATTAAGAGAAGCAGTTGCTGTAATGGTAAAAGAATATTTAATTTTATCAGAACAGAATTTATTAGAAACTGTAAAATATATTTCAATGGGATTTTATAGGGATTATTTAATTGATTTAGAAGCTGACTTTAAATATTTTGAAGAAGAAAAAAGAAGAAATCAAGAATATGAAAACTTGAAAAAGGATTTGGGAAATTTTGATTGGGAGGACATTTAATGGCATTATCTGATTACAAAAAAGAAGATTTGTTAGACAATGAAATTAGAGCATCCCGTATTAAAGATAATTTGTTAGATTGGGAAATGAATTACAATATTAAATATAATAATATTAAATATATGCCCAATGTAGCAAAAAAAATAAGAGAACATAAACCTTCTAGATATTATATTATGAGTAGAACACCAGAGAAAAATGAGTATTGGGGTTATGTTATAGCAAAACATTTGATAAATATAGGGGTTGCACCATCTAAAGTTTGCATTACCAACTTAGAGGATTGTTATTTGTCTGTTAGGGGTTTTGGTGATATGGCAAAAATAAAGGATAAAATATTTGCAAATGATAATGAACTTATTATTATTGAAGGTCTAAGAGAAATGAGAATGACAGATATAAAAGATAATGTATCTTCTTTTTGGGATGAATTTTGGGCTTATTGTGCCAAAAATAAAAAATTAAATGTTTTACTTTTATTTGATTATCAAGTAACAAAAGAAGAAAAAGAAAACTGGGATCTTAAATTTGAGAAAGAAACAAAAATAAGAAAGAAATATAAAGATGATACTCATAAAATGTCAGAAGCATTAACAAAATTCAGAGAAACCTATGGAAGAGCTGGTTCTGATTGGTACCCCAGAAGGTCTGAAAAAAGCCCTCATAAAGATTTAGGTTTTGAAATGTTATAATTTATTTTTACTTTTTATAAAAAATAAGGTAAAATATAATTAATGAAATTTAATAAGAAAGAAAGGCTATTTCATGTTAAAAAATATTTCTAAAGCAGTAATTTTGGCAGGTGGTAAAGGTACAAGACTATCTGAACAAACAAAACAAATTCCAAAACCACTTGTTAAAGTAGGTCCATACCCTATTATCATTCATATTATGAGACGTTTGCAATCAGCAGGTGTTAAAGAGTTCTATATTTTAGGAGGTTATTTGAATGAAGAAATTTGGGCTTACCTATTAAAAAATATTCAACCAGATACTTTTCCAAACCCATTCTCTCAAGATGTTTTAGGTTTAAATCTCAAAAAAGAAATTTTACCTAATGCAAAAGTATATTTAATTAATACTGGAGAGAACTCAGGTACAGCAGAAAGAATTAAAAAAGTTGAAAAGTATATTGGAGATGAACCTTTTATTATGACTTATGGAGATTCATACTCTAATATTAATGTTACTAACGTAGAAGATTTATTAACAGAAAATAAAATTATTTCTATTTGTGGTATTCCTTATACTGAAAGATTTGGTTTAATGAAAGTAGAAAAAAATGGAGATGTATCTGAATTTAAAGAAAAATCAGAATCTACAACTCATTTTATTAATGGTGGATATATGTGTATTAAACCTGAAATTTTCTCAATTATTAAACCTGAGCATGAAGACTTTTCAAAAGACACTTTAGAATCTGATGAATTAGTGAATAAAATTTCTGCTCATATTCATAATGGATATTGGATTGCAGTTGACACACAAAAAGATTTAGACACAATTAATAAAGATTATAATATTCATCCAGAATATTTTATTTAAGAAAGGATTTATTTTAATGAAATTAACTTTACCTTGTAAACGTTTCTTGTCAGTAGCTAATGTTGTAGCAAAATCAATTGCTCCTAAAGATACAATTTCACAAACTCTAATTAAAATTGATGAAAATTCAAATAAATTAATTATTCAACATAGAGGGTCTACATCTTTCTTTAAAGGTAGTGTTCCTATTTCAGACTTTGAAACAGACAATTCTGATGTTAGACAATGGAGTGTTGATGGTGCTCAATTAAAAGTTATTTTATCTGTCATTCCAAAAGATGAAGAAAATATTGAAATTGAAACATCTGAAGACAATAAATTGTTTATTATCAAACTATCAAACAGTAAATTAAAATTACCTGTATTTGAAACAACTGAAAATATTTATAATGAAAATGTATCAGTTTTAGGTACTGTATCTGCACATGAATTTTTAAGCAATCTACAAAACTTAATTAAATTAACTGTAACTGATGAAGTGGCTGCAGACCACGGTATTTCTTGTCTCCATATTTTTGGTACTAAGAATAATCTAACAATGATGTCTACTAATACAGTTGCTTTAGTAGAAAAGAAATTTAATATTGAAGATGTTGAAAATGACTTTACTGTCTTAATTAAAGCTCCACAAGCTGCACTTTTACATAGTAATCATTTTAATGCAGACGATATTGTTTCTTTATATGGATCTGAAACTACATTTGGATATATTGACCCATTAGGCACATTATGTCTTGTTAATAAACCTAATAATGAACCAATTGCTTATGAACATTTGAAAAATATTGTAGGTTCAGAAGAACAAGTTATGATTGATACGGCTCAATTTAAATATGCTATTGACGCTTCTGCTAAACTTTCAACTGAATCAACTGAGTTAAATTTAATTTTCAACAACAATGGTAAAGTTGTTATTGAAAACCTTAATAATGACCAAATTGAAGTTCCAGCATTAGGTCAAGTTGCAAACACTAAAATGAGTATGATTAAAGAAACTCTTTCAATTCTTTGCTCTTCTGTTTTACAAAATAAATTTTATATGAATTGGACTGGTAATTCAGGAGCAAGAATGCTTCAATTACAATTACTAAATTCTGATAATGAAGTTGATGAAAATACATTTATCTGTATTACAACTAATGATAAATAATAGGAGTAAATTATGCCTACTTTAATAACTATCTTATTATTAATTTCTTATCTCTTAATTTTTCTTTGGTTGTCTAAAAGAAGTGACCCATTAAAAGAACTTGAGAAATCAGAAAAATGGGGTGTTAAAGTGGGCACTTTTTCATCCTTATTAATAATAAATCTTGTAATATTTTTCATAGGAATTATTTCTTATTATATTTCAGGTAACATTCAAAACAAATGGATAAATGACAATTTTGTTTTCCATGCTCTTTTAGGATTTTCTATTTTAGCAACCCAAACATCTCATACTGTATTAACAGACCCTACAATTCATAGAGTTGATAAATGGATTAATAGGTTAGGATATATTTTTGCTATTATTACAACAATTAATTTTGTTTTAAGTAGAAATTTAGAATTTTTAACTTATCCCTTATTGATAATGTTGTTTGTTGCTGAATTACTTATTTTAATAATGTTCTTTGTTTTTACATCTGTAGGTTCAGCTGACTTTAGAATATTAGCAATTGTAACTCCTTTATCTATGATTACAATGAGGTTTGAGTTCTTTATCCCTGTTGTACTTTCTTTGGTATGTGCTGCAGTTTATCAATTTATCATTCAGAAAAAACATGGAGACAGTAAAATGTCTGTACCTATAGGTCATGTTATTATTATTGTTAACCTTTTATATTATACTTTTAATATTGTTACACAATTATATATTTGATATTAATTGTAAAGGAAGGTTAAAATATGAAAAAAATAAAAAACAAAATAAATTTTTCAACTATTAGAAAAATTGTAATCAGTATTATCTGTATTATTTTAGCTTTAATGTTTTTATTTCCTTTTTTAACTATATTTGCTGATGATTCATCTGCAAATTCTGAAATTACAATTAGGGCAAGTGCTATTGATTCACCTAAATTTATAGATAATAATGCTTTTCATTTAGAAATATGGAATAAAACTGATAAAGAAATAACTTTATTCATCAAATCATCCGGATTGGCTCACAAAACAACATTTAACCTTAGTAAAAATAGGGAAGATGAAGATTCTTCTTCATTTTACAATAAAGATGGTATGTCCGTTATTGTAGTTAAACCTAATATTTATAAAAAAGATCCAATGAATTTAATCTACACTTTTTCAAATAAAGATGAAAAATCATTTAGCTATTCATTTGGTATAAATACAGGTAAAGATAAAAACACTCAAAAATTAATTGATAATTCTCAACTTTTTGAAAGTGCTACAAATTCATTAAAATGGAATTTATATAATGTTTCTAAAGATTCTAAAAATGATAAATCTAAAGCTGTATATGAATCAAGAAGTTTAAAAGATATATCTGAATATAAAATAGAATTAAAAGATATAACTCCAGAGAAAAAGACAGAAGAAACTAAAACAGAATCAACTGACAATTCAAAAAATGAAAAAGTAAATAAAACTGAAAATACTAATAATATTGAAGCTAAAAAAGAAAATAAAGAAGAAAAAAATAATTCTGAAGATACATCTAAAACAAATGATGTAAAAACAGAAGAACAAAAAAATGATAAAGGACAAATAGAAGAAATGATTAATCTTGTTAAAAGTAATAAATATGCTATGATTGGAGCAGTTACTGCAGGTGCTGCTATTGCTGGTGGAATTTCTTATCTTATTTATAGATTTCATAGAAATAAAGAATATGTAGATATTTATAATTTTGAAGATAAGGAATATTATGAAGATTAAAAAATAATAGCACTTTATTGGAAAATAGGTGCTATTTATTTGTTTTTAGGTAAAATATAATTAATAAAGTTGATATTTTAATAAATTAGTTATTTAAAGGAGATACACATGGAGGCAAAAAATAAGTTATCCATTGAAGAACAATTAAGAGTTGCAGCTGCTGGAGCCGCACCTAAAGGTGGTGGAAATTATAAATCATTCATTCAAACTGAAAGTGATAAACAAAATGCTGCTAAAAAACAAGAAGAAGAACGTTTAAGAAAAGAGCAAGAAGAAAAAGAACGTAAGGAAGAAGAAGCTCGTATTGCTGAAGAAAGACGTCAAGAAGAAGAACGTTTAAGAAAAGAACAAGAAAAAGCACGTTTAGAAGAAGAACGTATTGCTGAAGAAAAACGTAAAGAAGAAGAACGTTTAGCTGCTACTAGAAACTCTACACAAAACTACAATGACAGAGATAGAATTGAATCTCTAACTATTGTAGATCCATCAACTAAAGTGTACTCAGCACCTGAATCATTAAGGGAAAAACCTGTATATAGGGCACCTGAAGTTGTAACATCAGGACCTTTTGGTTCACCAGTAAGTACATATTCTAGTCCAAATCCTTCTAGGACAGAAATTGAAACAATTACTCTTATTGTTAAAGTTTCAGATGCTTATAGACAACTTGAACCAAACATTCAAAATACAATTAAACAATTTATTAAAGTAGATAAAAACTTAACATCAAATGCTAATGATTTAGGTTTAATTATAAATGGATTAATGAATGTATCACAAGCAGAACAAGAAGGTATGAATGACCTTGTATCATTAAAAGAAGAAGAAAGAACATCTAGAGCTTTCACTTTAATTTCATTATCTGACAGTAGACTTGCACATTTACATAATTTAACATTACTTTTCAATCAAAATTATAACCCAAGAACTAGTTTAGATGAAAATAGAATTATGTTTTGTAGAGAATTAGAAACTGGAATTGAATCTCTTGATGTTGTAGTTCTAAAACATTTAAGACCAATTGACAGATTATTATCAATAGTTAGGGGAGAATAAATGCCTGTAAATGTAGTATTAGATAGAAAAAATGAATTAATTATTTTAGAAACACAAAAAGATTTCTCACAAATAATTTTAAGAAATTTAGTTGGTTATACAAATGAAGAAAAAGAAGATTCTACTATCTCTTACTCAATTCCACCTTATCCAAATAATTGTTTCGTTTTATATTGTTTATTTGTTAAGTCTCCTAAAACTTTTAATGTTTCAGATGAAGTTTTAGAAGGTATTAAAAATGTTGCAGTTAAAAACCCCAGACCAACATTAGAAGTTATGGGTGGAAGACATTTATCCATTAAAATACCATCTGTTGAATCTTATATCTCATTAATGAAAGCTTGTGGCGCTTCTGCCGCTATGAGAAATACTTGGAAAATACCTTTTAGCAGACTATATGAAGCATATAGAATAATTCGTAATTGGAAACATCCATATTTGCCTTCTTTTACTGTATCAGAAGAATTAACTGGAATAATTCATGCTCCTCTTACAACTGGTAGAGAAATGAGTGATTTGATGAATGCCAAATTAGAAGATTTAAATTCTGTTATTTATGGCTATCAAATTAAAATGGAAGGTTTCAAAAAATTAAAATATGAAACTGCAGGTGACATTTTATTTAAAAGGCCTTCAAGATACATAGATAGGCAAAATAGTGTGTCTTGGAACTCTATATTATTTGGAGAGACAAATTATATAAAAGGAACAATTGTAAATATTGGTGCCTCAATGAATGGGCGTTTAACTATAACTTTATTAGAAGAAATATCTCAAAAAGAAGTTGAAATTAATTTCTTTGGTGGGGCTTATTTATCAGGTGTTTATAAAATAAGTGACATTGTTATTATTCAAGTAACTAAATATAAAAAGAACCAAGCTAACGGGGGTTCAATTTATAATCCAGATGAAGTTGACACAATGCCAATTCTACCAGTTTATAGACAATCTGCAACAAATAAAATTACTACTAAAGTTTTAACTCAATGTGTAGAAGAAATTTTTACTAGATTTAAAAATGGGCATAATCTTGCTCCTTATATTAAATCAACTAAGAAAAATTTATGGTCTTTATTATTGGATTTACATTTCCCAAAGAATGTCCAAGAGTATCAAGAAACTGTAGACCAATTAGCTTATATTGAATTATTATATTTACAATTATTATTCTTAGAAGAAAAAAATAATGAAATTTTAAGTAAAGGTTTAGCTAAAAGTCCAAAAGGGAAAACAGACTATTTAAACGAAGCTTTAAACTCTTTACCCTTCCCATTAACTAAAGACCAAACAAATGCTATTAATGAATTTAAATCTAGAATGAGAACACCTAAACCTGAAAAAATGTTATTGTCTGCAGACGTTGGTGCTGGTAAAACATTGTGTGCTCAAATGGCTTGTTTATATGCAGTTGATTCAGGTACTCAAGCAATTCTAGTTGCACCAACCGAAATTTTAGCACAACAATTATTTGCCACTTTTGAAAAACTTGTTGCACCATTAAAAAATAAACCTAATATTGTTTATTTATCTGGTAAAACAAAAACAAAAGAAAGAAAGAAAATTGTTGAAAGTATTGAATGTGGTGAAACAGATATTATTGTTGGAACTCATGCTGTTGCAACACTAAATAATGTGCCGAACCTGGGATTAGTTGTGATAGATGAACAACAAAAATTCGGTGCTGAAACTAGGAATAAATTTTTACACCTTAGAAATGATGATATTGTTCCAGATGAAATATCTCAAACTGCAACACCTATTCCTCAAACTACTGCATTAGCATTTTATGGAGAAATAGATCTTGTGACAATTAAAGAAAAACCTGCTAATAGAAAACCTATTATAACTAAATTAATAAACAATTCTAATAGTGAAGAATTTCTAAAAGAAGGCCCTAATGATATTTGGGAACAAATTTTATATGAATTAAGTAAGGGCCATCAAATGTATATTGTTGCACCAGCAGTTGAAGAAGATTCAAAAATTATATCTGTAAACAAAATTGAAAAAATGTTATCAAGGTATAAAAATGAAATGAAAATTAAAACATTATCAGGTAAAGATTCAAAAGAAAAACAGAATAAAACTTTAACATCTTTTAAAAACAATGAATTTAATGTTTTAATTGCATCCTCTATTGTTGAAGTGGGTATTGATGTACCTAATTCAACAGTTGTAATTGTTGTTGGTGCAGATAGATTTGGGGCTTCATCATTACACCAAATTAGAGGACGTGTTGGAAGATCTGATTTGCAAAGCTATTGTTATTTAGTACCTGATACAGCATTTTCATTACAAGACCCTAAAAAAGCATCTACTAAAGAAAGATTATTGTCTTTAGTAAATTCAAATGATGGATTTGAAATTGCATTAGCTGACTTATCCACAAGAAAAGAGGGAGATGTTTTAGGAACTAAACAATCAGGTTCTAGCACATTAATGTTTTGTGATTTGTCTGACCATACACATCTAATTGACATGGCTAGAGCTGAAGCAAAACATATATATAAATCTAAAGATAAAGACTTAGCAATAAAAGATGCTTTATCATTCTTAAAACAAGATAGAGAGGACGAATAAATGAAAATTCTTATTGAAAGTTTAGTAGGAATTAAAAGAAAATTAAATAGTAAAGATAAATATTTATTTATTGCCCAATTGACAGCATTATTTGTCCTTTCAGTTTCATTAAATTATTTTGCTGATAAATTGTTACCTTGGAATTATGTTGTTAATCTATTGAGGGCAACAATGGCAATTATAGGTGCTGTTATTACTTTTACTTTAACTTATTCTTTATTCTTTGTTTTTGGAATAAAAATTGAAAATAGTTTTCTTATGAAATATTCATTTAAACAAAGATTAAATTTATGTTTACTTGGATATTCTATTAGTGCTATTATATTTATGATTGGTTTTTATCCTGAAACATCAACATATACAACATCTGCAAGTTTTCTTTTAACTATCTGGTTAGTTTTAGCTCTCTATATAAGACCTACTATTGAAGAGTTACAATTAAGAGAAGCAGGGATGGAAGATATTAGAGATATAATTAACTTAAAAGAGAAAAAAGAGAAATACTTAGAAAAAGAAGAAAGAAAAAGAAAAGAGAAAGAAAAGAAAGAAAAAGCTAAAGAAGAAAAAGAAAACAAAAAAACCCTATAAGGAATTTAACCTTTTAGGGTTGTTTCTTTTAAAATAAGGTAAAATAATAATATAAAAATTATTAGGTGAATAAAATGACTAATATTAAAAATATGAAAATATTATTCTTTTGTTTTTTGTTTTCAATTGTTGGAATTTTTATTCTTTATATACCATCTTATTTTACAACTAAAAAAGAAATAAAATATAAAGAAGTTGAAAGAAATCTTGCAGTCATTGATAAAGATGTAATTGAAAACAAAAGTCCATTAAAAAGCAGTAATAAATATGAAATAACTTATGGTTATATAAATGATAGGGGAGAATGGGTAAATTTTACAGATGAAGTAACAGAAGAAGTCTATAATAATTCATCTATTGGAGACCATTCAACACAAATAATAAGAGAAGAGGTAAAGGATTAGTAATGGTTAAACAAGTAATTAAAATGCCTGAATTTCCAGATTTGGCAGGACTTGAAAATATTGAATCACGTGGTTCTTTTTGGGACTCTCAAGATTTAACGAATATGAATAGTACCTTAATTATGACTGTATTATCATTAAAAGAAATAAATAGGCAAATTACTGAATATAGTAGACAAAAAACTATTGCTGATTTAGAATATAAAAGAAAATACAGGTCTTTAATGATTAGTCTTGAAGCTAAAACAGAAACATTAAAAAAACAAATGGCGGAAAAAGTCTGTGAAGAAGAAGAATATAAAATTGCTGTTTTAGATGAAATTATAAAAGAACTAAATAGAATTGCAGCTGATAAAAGGACTCAATTAGACACATTAAAAGTTATCGCATTTAATTTAAGACAGGAAATGAAAATACAATGATAGAAAAATTAAAATCAATGAAAGTTGTAAGCTTTTTGATTTTTATCTCATTAATTGTAACACTCTTATTATCATTATCAAATTTTAAAATTTTAATTGTTTCAGGTCAATCAATGTACCCCACATTAAATGATAGAGATTTCTTGATAGTAAGTAAAAACACTAAAAATTTAAAAGTTAATGAAATTGCAGTGTTTACACCACCAGAATCTTGGCATAGAACAGACAGTAACAATAAATCTTATGAATTGATTAAAAGAATTGTTGCTGGACCTGGAGATAAAATCAAAATTACACCTGGAGAAGTTTATGTAAATGACAAAATAGTAAGAAGATTTACATCTTATAGAGAAACTAATAAATATGAAATAGAAGAAACATTGAAAGATAATCAATACTTTTTTATTGGTGATAATATGGGCAATAGTTATGATTCATTAAGTAGAGTTATTGAGGGTAAAAAAGATTACTTAATTTCAGGGGAAAATATTAAATATACATTCTCAAAAGAAAAAGTAGGAGGTCTTATCAATTGATTAAATTAGCCACATTTATTAATGATAATCAAATATACCTCGATAAAAAAATAAAAGAAACCTATGAAAATTGGGGCTATTCTTTAGATAACATGAAAAGATTAGATGAATGGGTAAAAGGGTCTGCAAGTATTACATCCTTATTTGGGACAAAAACCTTCGTTCTTTTGGATTTAATGGACTCTAATAAATTAACAAAATTTAAAAACCTTATTACCAATGACAAAAAACGCCAAATGTTTGATAATAACTGGTTTGGAGATGGTGTTATTATCATAGCAAAAGACAATAGAGGAACATGGTTACAAAAATTTACAGAAGAGTTTAATGGGTATTTTGAAAAGAAAATAGATAAAAATAAAGCTAAAAATGATTTATTAAAAGAGCTTAAATTACCAAAACATTTAGAAGATATTGTTTCCTCATTTGTGGGTGAAGATTATCAAGATCTAATTCTTATTAAAAAATCTTTAAATAACATTGACACAAAAAACTTAACTGAAGCTGAACTTTATACTTATTTACCATTTAAAAAAGGTTCTGTTCCACCTTGGGATTGTTTAAATGCCATAATGAATTTAAATGGTAAAAATGCTATATTAGAATATAGAAGAACTACAGAAAATACTTATCCTTTAGTTATTTTATCTTTAATAAAAACAAAATTGAGAAATTTATTGATTTATAAAAGCCTTATAGGTTTAAGAAAATCTGAAAGTGACATTATTAAAATTCTAAATGTTAAAAATTCTTACGCTTTAACTGATTACAAAAAAAATAAATCTTCATTAAATAATATATCTAAAGCAATTACTTATTTATTAGATATAGAAGATGAAGTTAAAGGTGGAGGAGATATTTATGATTTAGAATTTAAAATGGAAGAATTTATATTAAATATTATTAGAATTTTAAAAGGAGAATAAATGGTTAAATTTGCTCATGTGTCGGACATTCATTTAGGTTATATGTCTGGTAAAAAAATTGACCCTGAAACAAAAATTAACATAAGAGAACAAGATGGATATTTAGCATTAGAGGAATGTTTTAAGGATATTGCTAGTCATGCTGATGAACTTGATTTTGTTTTATGTACTGGAGATTTTTTCCATTCTCCTACACCTAGTATTAGAACAATAACAAAGGGATTAGAGTTACTTAGGATTTTAACTCATGCAGGTCTTCCTTTTTATTGTTTGGCAGGTAATCATGATTCTACAGATGCCGTAAAAGATATCCCGTCTAGTAAATGCTTACATATACCTGAAATTAATTCATTCTCATATACCGAACCTTATAAAGTTGTTGAACCTGTTGAAGGATTATTATTACATTTAGTTAGTCACCATGGATATGTAGAACAAAAAAACACAATGAAGAAAGTTTTACCTGTTGAAGATAAAATTAATTTATTATGTACTCATGGAAGTGTATATGATGAACATTTAGGAATGATATTACATACAGAAGCAGAACCTAGAGAGATTGTAATTTCTGAAGATTTATTAAATAGAAATTGGGATTATACTTTATTGGGACATATTCACACTAGGGGATGGGTTGGCTCTTCTGACGGAATGACTGATACACTCAATAAAAAAGTGTTTTATGCAGGCTCATTATTTAGAAGAGGTTTCTCAGATTCAGTTTGTAAATTAGAAAGAGGTTGGACATTATGGGACCTTAATATGGAAACTAAAGAAATGACCCCAACATTTTTTAATACAAGTCAAAGGCTACAAATTGACATGATGTTTGAATGTGAACATAAAACAGTACCAATGATTGAGAATGAATTAGAAATGTTCTTTAACTCTATTGATTTATCCCAACAACCAATTCTTAGAATTACTTTAATGGATTTATCTAAAACATCCAAACAACAAATAAATTGGAAAAGATTTGAAGATTACACATCTCAATGCTTAACTTTTATTACTAAACTATTAACAAAAGAAGAAGCAAGAGCCCAAATAAATGGAGAAGTTTTCTCTTTTGATTTATTATCTGCATTTAGAGAATATTGGGAACAAGCTCAAAAAACTTACTCTGAAGATATGAGAGAAGATATTGGAGAAATTAGTAATAAATTATTAAGACAAGGTCAAGAAAAAATATTAGAACTTAAAAATAAATAGATTAGGAGATATAAATGGAAAATTTAATTAATGGAAAAATACCTTTTGTTTTTAATGGATTAGAAGGACAAGAAGCACCAAAGAAACATTCTAAAGAGGCGGCAGGTCTTGATTTGTTTAGCACTTTAGAATACCCATTAGTAATTAATCCAGGTGACACTAAAAAAATTACAACAGGATTATCAGTTGCAATTCCTAATGGATATGTTGGACTTGTTTTTGCCCGTTCAAGTTTAGGTTTTAAATTCCAATGCACTTTAACTAACGGTGTAGGTGTAATTGATTCTGATTATCGTGGTGATATTGGAGTTTCTATTACCAATTTAGGAAAAGAAACTAAAATTGTTGAACCTGGAGAAAGGGTTGCTCAATTAGTAATTTTACCTCTTGCTAATTTTGATTATGTTCAAGTTGAAAAATTAGATGAAACAGATAGAGGAACAAATGGGTTTGGTTCAACAGGAACTATCTAAAAGGAGGTAATCCTATTGAAAAAACTTTTAACAAATATTGTTGATAAAGATATAAAAAGTATTGCTACTTTTTGTATGATTACTTTTATCACCGCAGTATTCCTATTTTCACCTCAAGTAGATACAACTATTAGAATCTCAGGTATTGGTATGTATTTACTTTATGCCTTTGGTTTCTTGTTTGGAAAAGTTAAAACACTTTTAATCCATTCATTTGCATTTGTATTCTTATTGATAATAGGAGCATTATTAACAACTTATACATGGCATACTTACAAATTAGACATGGCAGCTATTTTCATGCCTAGTATTCTTGCTTCTTATTTCGGAAGTTGGTTTATTATTTTAACTACTGATGTTAAAAAATTAAAATTTACATTATCATTATTACCTGGATTATTCTTTTTCCTAGGGTCTGCATTAATAGTTTTATTCTTAAAAACTAATAACCCAATTATTTATATATCTGTTGAAATTTTAATTTTATTTATTGAATGGGCTATTATTTTAATGTTTAGTAAAAAAGATAAAAAAGAAGAAATAAAAGAAAATGTAAAAGAGAGATTAAAAGAGGATTAAAATTATGGTTTTCACAATCTTATTAGTATTTATTGCAATTATTATTTTATGGCTAATGTTTTCAAGCGCTTATACAGTTAGACAACAGTCTGTAGCCATCATTGAAAGACTTGGTAAATTTCATGTGATTTCAAATAGCGGTTTTCATTTCAGGTTACCTTTTGGTATTGATAGTATTGCTGCAGTTGTTCAATTAAGAATTTTACAAAAAAATATTATTGTAGAAACAAAAACTAAAGATAATGTATTTATTAAACTTGCTGTTGCAACACAATATAGAGTATCTGAAGATAAAGTAAAAGATGCTTATTATTCTTTAAGTAATCCTGAAGCACAAATTTCTGCTTATATTGAAGATGCGTTGAGGTCAGCAGTACCTAAATTAACACTTGATGAAGTTTTTGAAAGAAAAGATGAAATTGCATTAGATGTTCAAAGACAAGTTGCAGAAGAAATGGCTGGATATGGTTATAAAGTTGTAAAAACTCTTTTAACTGGTGTTGAACCTGATGAAGAAGTTAAACAATCAATGAACGAAATTAATGCTGCTCAAAGAAAAAGAGCCGCTGCAAAAGAACTTGCTGAAGCAGATAAAATTAAAATTGTTACATCAGCAGAAGCAGAAGCAGAAAAAGATAGATTACGTGGTATTGGTATTGCAGAACAAAGAAAAGCTATTGTTGATGGATTAGCTGATTCTATTAAAGAATTAAAAGATTCAAATATTTCATTAACAGAAGAACAACTTATGTCTATTCTATTAACAAACCAATATCTTGACACTATGAATGTATTTGCTTCTAAAGGTAATAGCACTGTATTTTTACCTTCTAACCCTCAAGGTTTTGATGATATTAGGACACAAATTTTATCAGCACTTAAAGCATAAAAAATTAAGAGAGTATAATAACTCTCTTTTTTTATAATCTAACAAAAATATTTTACGTAGATGCAAATTTCAACCATAATACGTACTATCTAT